CGATAAGTCGCCCAATGTTACAGTAGTTAAGGTAGGTCTACTCGTAGGTTTTGTAGATGGAGCTATTGTTATCTTCATTTCAGTTACCGCATTTACCCCCGCGCCCACTACATACGCTGTATGCTTCCCTTTCCAGTAAAAAGCACCCTCCAAGCCGTTTAAGCCAAATTCCAAGATATAAAACAATTCAGTATTGTTGTCCTCTGCCACGTTGTTGTAGTCTTGTTTAGTGTAATTGGTTGTAAACTCCAATGCTCCTAATGACTGTATGCCCTTTATATAAGTCTGTGATTTATCATTAAAAGTAGTGGTTTCAAGCATCTCTGGCGCACCACCAAGGTCGGGAAAATCTTTAATGTCGATTTTTTTATCAGCCGCAGCCATTGTTGCTCCCCATTTCAGGGTTACGCCGTGAGTATTAATTGCCATATTATATCACTCCTTATGTGGTTGATAATTCGGGTTTTGTTGAAGGAGCTATAACAATCTTCATCTCTGTTACTGCATTGACTCCTGCTCCCACTACATACACCGAATGCTGTCCCTCCCATTCAAAAGTGCCCTCTGAACCTTCCTCGCCGAATTCGAGAGCATAATACAAATCTGTATTAGCATCCGATTCAACGGCTTCAAAATCGCTCTTGGTATAGTTTGCCGTAAATTCCATAGCGCTTGAACTCTGAATGCCGAGAATAAACGTCTGAGCGGCATCAGAAAGGGTAGTAGTTTCAAGCATCTCTGGCGCACCACCAAGGTCGGGAAAATCTTTAATGTCGATCTTTTTTGTCAGACTTCCGGAGTTGCTTCCCCATTTCAATGTCACTCCTTGTGTACTTATTCCTTTACCCATTCTTCATTACCTCCTATAAATTACTTTGTCGGTTGATACAACCGCCGTGTATCTGCCAATCATTCTATAAATAGTGGCATCTTCAATATTAGGAATAGGTTCTTTCAAAATTCTCGTAAAACCCATAGATGCAAATTCTTCGTCAATCATTTTAAAAATCGACTTGCACTCGCTCTTCTTGCCTGATTGCTTATTTGAATACACATTCACTTCATACATAAGCCTGGCATGGTTTTCTACGCTGCCGCTGTCCTGAGTACGCTCATGCGCACTATTCCCACGCTCTTCAATGATTACCGCGGGGAATACTGCCGGAGATTTTATGTATTCGCCGTAAACTGATATAGGATTGAATTCCTCTCGTAGCCTTGTTGCTATTCGATTGAACACTTCGTTCTCTATGTCAATCACTTGCCAAAACCTCCCTTGCAATATCTTCTACCTGCCGCTGCAGCTCAAGAAGCGTGTTATACATGAACGGCCTGCTTGCCATGCCCTTTGTCCAGTGCCATTTTTGGTCCCGCTCATTGAAGTAAACCCATCCCTTTTCACCATGCTCATTTATGTCGTATTTCCAGCCTTCCGGCGCAGGATGAGGATTCTGTTTGCCAACAATTCCGGTCCCGAATTCAACATATATCGCATACGGAGCACCGGCCCTTATTATCCCGATTCCCGCTTCCGGGTCGAAAAATCCCGTTATGCTTTCCTCTAACTCTCCCGTGTAAACAGCCCCAAGTTCCCTGACCTGTGCTTTTGCTATCTCCACACCTGCCTCAACCAGGGCTTTAATCAGCGCCGCTGCCTTTTCGCTTAACTGCCTTTTGTATGCCTTAACCTCATTAATCGCTTTCTCTATACTCCTGGTGGTAAGCTTCATTTTTATATCAGGCACTGACATTCACCTTCCGCACCGCATACATTATGCTGTTTAAGCCTTTTGCAACCTTTCTTACGATATAATCGTGCGGTTGGCTTGTATCCAAGTTGTCAATCCAAAGTATGGAGCTCTCGTCTATCGGGCAGTCCATATCGTCGGTAATCATCACCTTGTCATAGCTTTCCATGTCGCCGAACTGCCTTGTATAGCTCTCGCCCCTGGCTGCCGAAACACTCATTCTTACAGCTATAGGATTTTCGGAGTATATGAGCTCATACTCGCCGGTTTCATTCTCGTACTCGTCCTTTATTGGCTGTTTGTCAACAAGTAGCTTGTAGTAGATTATTCTTGTGTTTCGTCTCAGTAGCCTCATTACTCTCCCTCCACGGTAGCTTTAGTCGGCGTTCCCACAAGGGGGGTGACTTCTTTCAAAAGGCTTTCCGGAATATCCCCTGGTTCATAGCCCCGGCTTATACCGTTCTCGCTGTGGCTTATCTGCCCTTCTGCCCCTATCTTGTTGTAGAGATATACAGCGACCCGGACCTGCAAGTTCAGATAGCGGTTAGGTAAAACAGGCTCTCCAGCATCATCAACAGGGAACTCGCCAAAAGGATAGCGGCGGGAGAGGATGGCATACTTCGCGACATCCAACAATTCCAGCAAAAGGCTATCTTCCTCGTTGTCGGTAATTTGTAATTGTATCTTCAGACGGTCGAGTTGTACCATCCTCTATTCCTCCTTTACCTATCAAGCGTCAGGCTTCAACGTTATTTTCGACCTGCGCTTCAGGGAAGTCATAACCCGCTTTCGTGATAGTCAGAACGAATACGTCACCTGCCGCAGCCGCATCGTTCATGGTTAGAACATAATCCACCGGGTCGGTCCCAGTTGTAACGGCGAAATCAGCATATGCCCCACCGTTCTTTTCAAGAGCAAAATTATCTGACGTCAAGCCAGCTACGGCCGGGTCAAGGGTAACATTAATCACGGTCGGAGCATTATTTTCTATGGAAGCGACCACTTCCACATCAATAGGCTTGACCTTCTTAGCTTTGGAAGTAGCAGTACCGACAGCAGTACCGGAAGCAGTAACCTCAACCTTTATATACTTATCAATGTCAGTGATTTGCGGAGTATAAGTAGCGCTTTCGGCACCTGCAATGTTTTCAAATGTACCACTCGCGCTATTTCCTTTCTTCCACTGGTAAGTCAGTGTCGGATCACTCAACGGCTGTCCAATATAGGTAATAGTCAAAGCGGGAGTAGCAGTATTGTATATCGCAGAGGCTAATGTCACGCTCTCAATTTCAGGAAGAACCTCAGTAACCTCAATCGGATCAACTGTATAGATTATCTTTCCAGACTTAGGTTTCTCGAACAGGGTGGAAATGTTGGAAATCTTACCATGATACCATTCCGGACCATGATCCAACCCTACCTGACCGAATATCTGGTACTTCGCTCCTGCGCCTGTTTTTGCAAGTTCTTCTAAGAAGAAATTGCCCTTCTCCGGATGAGGCTGCTCAACGGGCGCAACAACAGCAGGATTCCACAGCATCACTGTGCCTTCCGGCAGGAATTCGCCAAGATATACCCCTACTTCTCCAAGGGGAGTTAGCAATGTATTGATAGAAATACCGTTGATATTCCGAGAAGCGGGTACTATTGTGTTACCGTTTTGCTCGGCGTCAGCGTTAAGCTGGAACAGGCTTACAGGGTCAACCCACAATACAAGTCCGTTGAGGCTTCCCTGAGCTTCGTATACGAGCTTCATAAGTTCAGCAACGTCCCAAACTCTCAAAGGTTTGCCGTTCAAATCAATATCATTGGAAGTAATCGCTGTAATCATTCCACGGGTTCTGTTTGCCGTGTTGTCGTTATCGGCTTTTTGGTAGGAACCATTGATGAACGTATATTCAATGTCCCGTCCGATTTTAGCCATCTTAGCGGCTATCTGAAAATCAAGTTCGTTTGCCGGATTAGCCTGTTGACCTGATATATTCACTCCGGACAAAGTTCCCATATTCGACTGCTTCGCATAGCTGATATACACAGATTCATGGAAAATCTGAGTGACGTTTGTTTTTTGCGCTCTGGTAATGTACGTTGCGTCAGGAGCAGTCAAAGACTGGTTTTCTGAAATATTCGGTTGACTGCCGCCCTCGGTTTGATATTCCTGTCCTGTTACAAACTCTACATGGTTAGTAACTTTTCTTTTACCACCTATTACGGTGCTGAAAGGCGTCCTGGTATTGCCTTTATTAAACAACATTCCGGAGTAGTTTAATACTCCAAAACTGGTAATAACATTATCTGCCATTAAATCATCTCCTATTACTTATTTTGGTTTTCTACCATTTGCTGTTGGCGAATTAATGCTGCCATAGTAACCATATCTCCACGTTCACGGGCTTCCGCAATTTCTTTCTCGTAATCCACCTTACCAATACTGCCACCGCCACCAGCGGGAGGTTTAGGTGTTCCTTTCAGTAATTCGGCTTTTACAGCTTGCTCAACTGCTTGCTTTTGAGCGTTAATAACATCTACCATCGCTTTTGCTCTACTAATTGTTACTTCTTCGTCCTCAGATACTACAGCATCTAACAAAGAGGCATAATCTTTTTCAATTAACCCTGCCTCAACAAATATTTCTTTTGCTTTCAGCTTTGCAAGCTCTTTGGCATAAGTTTTTTGTAATTCTTGCGCTTTGTTAAGTTCTTCTTGTACTTTTTCTTCCGCAGTCATTGAACTTTCTTTCAATTTTCTCAATTCCTTTTTAACTGTTGCTAATTCAGAGGCGGTTTTATCAAACACTTCTTTACTTACCGATTTCGGTAAGGTAGAAGAATCAACAAAGTTCTTATCAGCCAAGGCAGCATTAATTTCTTCGATAGTCATTCCATCCTTGTAATCATCACCAAGCAAAGTTTTCAAATCCATAATTCACAACCTCCTGTGTTTTTTAGTGTTCTCTCACTAATTTTGTGTTTGTAACGGTTCTCTCCGATTCGATTGTGTTTTTAACGTGCTTCTCTGCACTATAAACTAAAAAGAGCACCAATCAACCGATTTTCGGTTAACTGGCGCTCTTTTGGCGCTCCGTGTTAATTTTATTTATTTTTTTACATCGAGGACATTTAATTTCTGCCTCTCCTTTTATTTTACCAAGAAATTTATTACATTGCAAGCACCTAACTACCCTCAAATAACATCACCTTCCTGCGGATCCGGTTTGTTATTTCCCAGTGTTACTGTAGCTTTGGCGAACTTCCATTTCTCAAGGTATTCTTGAGAATCAATATACACCTGTTCAGGATCACTAAATAATCCACAGGTAGTAATTGCAATTTGAGGATGAACACCTGCTTCAAGCATGTTTTGTAATCCTTGTGTTTTAACCAATAAATTATCAGTTTTGTTACGTGTAAATTTAATATCTATTTCGTTTAATTTAATATCAAGTCCGACTGAATCTTTCAGTATACGAAGCACTAATCGTAAAAACTCTTTTTCGGAACTCTTGAATATTAATTCGGTATCCCTTGCCCTAGATTCAGCAGCACTCCACCCATCACGCAGTAATACAGCCATTCCCGTATCGCTTGTAGACGTTGCATTTTGATGTCTATCCGGCATACCACAAATAATTAATATCGCATTATAAATATCGTCTTTTGTTATTTGTGTCTGACTTTGATTCAACTCTTGAGAAATCACATCAACATCAGCAGGATTCCCCGGCTCACCTTTGATTTTGATTGCGCCCATTTCTTTCAGAGCTAAAAACTGTTCTTCGTCAATATCACAATTTACAAACTTCATAAAGGCTTGAATGAACTGTTCTATGCCGTCCATGCGGTTAGAAACTGTATTATTAAGCGCATCGAGTAAACCTAATACAACTTCAAAAGCTCCCAATCTTGCTGAGTTAGCAGGATATTCAATAATCGGAATATCACCTAAAACATGAGCTTCTTCTTTTGTAACTACATCATCCTCAACCTCAAAATAAGTGGTCGTAGTATAAATGCTATACAGTATTTTCCCATCGTCAGTCTTAATGTATTTGACACCCATAAGCGGCTTTTTCCCAAAACCATTGTTATATACTACAAAAGCATATCGAGGGTCAAGTGTGTCAAGTTCAAACGGACTTTCATCAATGACTATATCCGGCAATATCATACGGTATGATGTACCACAAATATAGAACCACTCTGCAAGCTCTTTATCTCTGGCGGCTTTATCTTCCGCAAACATAAACTCGTTTAACTGAGTGATTTTTTCGGAAACACCATCGCTTTCCCCACGGCGTACATACTGAACGGGTTCTCCAAAAACATATCCCTTTTTGAAATCAACAATTTCCAAAGCGTGGTTCTCAACAACTTTGTTATTGATTTCGGGTCGAATAGTCTTAACTCGCTGTAAAATAGGTTGATTACCCTTGTAATATTGATAAAGGTAATCTATTTCGTTGCTATTCTTTTTATGGATATTCATAGCCTTTTCGAGAACATCTACCACATTGGCTCGTGTAACTTCTGTTACCGATGAGTAAATAACCTCTCTGCCGAACATTACTCTGGTTTCCGTTTTAATCACCTCTTTTCTACAATGACAACTGCATAATGCACATTTTTAAGCCCAAATTTGACTTTATTGGACATTGGCTATCTCGGCACCCAGCTTGTCGATATGGTAGCCCGTCCCAAAATCGGCAATCCCTCAAGTGTGCCTACAAACTCAAAATATAGCGGCCCGATTACGTCTCCAGGTATCACATAATCATATTGATATTTGCCCACATCGCTTGGCAACACAGGTATGTC